CCATACAAAAACTCCTGGTATTTACTTCTATTGTACAATGTTTAAACAGTGTTGTCAACAATGTTGGACGATTTTTTACTTTTCCCCCAAAATGGAGCCAAAGGACATAATAATTATTTAGACCCCAAGGGGTCAACCTTGTTCCAATTTTGTTCCATGATTGTTCCAGAAACAAAAGTGAAACAATGTTGAAACAATTGTAAGCAAAACAACAATTGATCAATGTTGATCCAATGTTGGACAATGTTGGAAAATTTCTGGAGAGTGCGAGAGTGTGCAAAAGGGATATGGTTTTGGTAATGTTATAATATAACAACTATATGAAATAATTAGGAAGCTAACTATTCACGAGCTATGCAATAGACGCATACCTGGTATGTAAAAATAGCGTTAGTCATGTAATAATAATGTATCTATGTTTAAGACAACAAACGAGAGGTAAACCAATGTTCACGCCAGAATATGCAATTGATGTTGCAAATACAGAAGATGCAGTGTTAATCAGCTTTGCGGCAGCTTTGCGAATTGTAGAAGAGCACGGTTTGTCAATCGATGATTACTTGAAAGACACTGGAGACAATGCAAACAGCATAGACGCCGGTGAATTGTTCATATGGCTTGGATACTAAGGAGGATTACGCAATGTTAGTTAAAGAAGCAAAAGCTCTTGGCGAGATATCAAATCGCAACACCAAAATGCCGGGTACAAGCTACGCAATCGACGCATTCGCTTGCATCAAAGGATCTAAACTAGCCAAGATTGAAGGCACTCCATGCCATGGTTGCTACGCTCGTAAGCTCCAGAAGATGCGACCTAGCGTCGATATGGGCTGGAAGGCTAACCTGGCTAAATGGGAGGCTAGTGAACCGGAGCAATGGTCACAAGCAATGGCTTTTCAAATTATGAGATATAACGCCGACGGATTTCATCGTTGGTTTGATAGTGGCGACTTACAAAGCGTAGAAATGCTAGAGGCTATTATTGAAGTATGTAGAATGACGCCGCGCGTTATGCATTGGCTACCTACACAAGAGCGGCAATTTGTGGAAGTTTGTAAGGACAAAATCCCGGATAACCTAACTATTCGGGTTAGCGCTTCCAAGATTGACGGTCCAGCGCCTAACTATGCCAACACTAGCGGCGTGACGCGCGACAAATCCAAGGCTACTTGCCCCGCGCGCAATCAAGGCAATGCTTGCAAAGATTGCCGCGCTTGTTGGAGCCGTGACGTTAAGCATGTAATCTACCCTAAGCATTAAGGATATAAGAAAATGAACAGTAAAGAATTAAAAGACATATGCATTGCAGCAATAGATGGAGCGCTTGTATCGCGCGGTAAAAATAAAGGCTCATTGAAAGCCTCAAGGCCTGAAAGCACTAGCGACGCTGCGGCGGCATGGGAAGCGCTAGTTATGGAATCTAACCCGTACAAGGCGGGCATATGGTTCCAAATAATGATGAACGAAAGGCAACAAGCTATATTTCGCGAAGTATCAAAAGCAATAAAAGGATTAGACTTGAGGTCCATAGATAGAGATCGCAACATACTTGAACAACTAGGAGCATGGTAAAATGACACCAATGGAACAAAAAGACTTCCTGCGAGGCTATGCGGACGCAGAAGAAAAATTATTAGATGCAAGCTTTAACTCCACAAAGGCTCTATCTAGCCTAGCCTATGCCGTGGAACCCTACGAACAAGGCTTCCGAATGTGTCTTCAAGAGGACCATGACCGGCTCAATGTACTTTACGCAGATAGGCCAAGGAGATTTAAACCATGATTGAAAGCGATACATTCATTTGGCTCTCAATTGCCGCAACCATGTTTTCCAGCTTTGCGCTTGGCGCTTGTATGGCGGGACTTGTTGCGATATGGTTACACGTTAGATCTAAGAAAGGAAAAGACAATGGATAAACTAGAAGAAGCTTTACGGAGAAAACTAGAAGAGAAGTTCGATAAGTCTTGGCTAGATGATCACGTAATCATTCTAGGGCCTACAACAGAGACAAAGGAGGACATAGAAGATGCTGATTGACGATCTAATAACCGACGCCAAGATCTACGTAGAAAAACATCTTGAGATCATGGGCTGCAGCAACCTGCCAGAAATGGAGATACAACGACAGTTCTTAGAGTATGCTTACCAAGAAATCGACTGCCCGTCTGTGCTGGCAGAGCTTTGGCTAGAAGACACAAACCTAGGCCTAGTGACCGAATCCACCGGCTCTCGACGTTATCCAGACGTGTATTATATCCTCCAACGCAACGCTGCAAACAAGATCGCAGACGCAATGTTTAGACACTGGGGAGATATTCTAGATGAGCACGTTTGAATTACTGCTACTATGCGGCATCATATTTGCCATTTGTCTAGGCTTTTTAGCATGGTACGATAGGAGAGACCCATGACCACCAGAGAATTTGTAGGAATCGTAACCAAGCGTGGTAACAGACACCGAGCGCCGCATATAACCTACCATATATCGTTTAAACGCCATAGTCGTGTGAACGGTAACGCCACCAGTGTCCCGGTTGGAACAACACTGGCTCAATTTATGAACGAGCTAGTGGAACAAAACCAGCGAGCCAAGCGCAAATTAACCTACCGCATAGAAGACAATACCGCGTTTTTTACGCTAAGCTATGCGGGACACACGCGCACCGGTAGAGTAAACCGCCATGGCTGACTCAATAGAGACCTTGGCCACCCAGGTCTACAAGCGAGGCCAAACGCTAAGCATAGACAAAGACGCGGAGGGCACAACTTGGACCATTACGATCCATAGCCCACACTTGTTACCACCAGTGCACTACTACGCTGGCTACAAAGGCCAAACTTTGAAATCACTAGCCAACGCAGTAAACGGAAGACACAGATATGGATCTTAAATACACAGGAAAGCTCACACAGGCAACTCAAGGCTCTGCTGGCCTCGATGTCTACGCCTCGCACGAGACAACAATTGTCCCAACCGAGATAAAGCTGGTACGCACTGGCCTATACCTGGAGATACCAAAGAACCACGTAGGTCTGCTTTGCTCTAGGTCAGGCCTAGCCAGCGAGCTGCACCTAGCTGTATTCAACCAACCGGGTGTCATAGACAGCGACTACCGAGGCGAAGTAGGCGTACTGCTACGTAACTACGCTTCTAGGCCCTACACGATACAGTCAGGTGATCGCATCGCCCAGCTGGTCATCCTAAAGACACCAATCTTGAAACTTTCAGAAACAGACACTAGCTCTATGAGCACTACTGGCCGTGGTGCCAATGGTTTTGGAAGTTCTGGAGACAAGTAGCCTGTCTAAATTGTCGCACCACAACTGTACACTATTGCACAAAATTGTTCTTTCTGTTACCCTATACAATATTGTATACAAGGTTGTTACTCTTAGTCTACTTTCAGTAGACAGTAATTAAAAACACTTAGTACAATACTGGAACATATATGCGAGTCATACTTGACCTAGAAGATGACCAAGGTGACAGCCTGGTGATCGACAAGCTCCTCGAAGATCTACAATTTGTAACAGAGGAGACCTATGGGGAACAAAGGGTGCAGCTGATTGCGTCTTTCTTGGACGTAATTAGTTGGTACTGTGATCCTGAGACGTTCTCTCAATTGGCCGGGGCCTTTGCCGAGTCTTGTCTTACCAACTTGCCCGACAGTGACCCACTGTTTAAATACCTGTACTCAGAATGGAAACGGTGATATGCGCTGTGCCATTTGTGATGCAAAATTGACCAAGACTGATTTCTCAGACATATGTGCCGTCTGTCAGTGGCACGTAAAGGACGCACTTAACGAAGGAAACATAGACCAATGGACTTCAGACGATGCTCCAGTACTGTACTCAAAATTGTACCAAGATTGGGGCTTTGAAGATGACTAATTTACAATGGTGGGCCAATGCTGTGCGCGAAGACAGCGACGACCCTGTGAATCTTCCAGCTCACTACCGTTCTGGCAGCATAGAGTGCATCGACTACTTAAAGGACAACCTGTCCCACGAGGCATTTTGTGGATACCTGGAGGGCAATGTAAAAAAATACTTGCACCGGTACAGACACAAAGGTAAACCTGTACAGGATCTACAGAAGGCACAATGGTATCTCAACTATTTACAGAAGGAATTGTCTAATGAAGATTGAATACAAAATTAGCTTAAACGACTCTCAAACAGACGAGATCACCGTGAACACCCTGATCTCTGACTACAGACAGACAGGCATCGACGGACTACAAGAGGTCCAGAAGGCTATCTTCACGCTTTTGTCTAGCTGGTACATGACACCGGACGAAGCCAGGAAAGCAGTGGAGGAAGACTAGTGGCCGAGAGCCTTTCGGTTCTAACACATCAACCTTGTGAGGATTGCGGTTCTTCTGATGCACTGAGCATGTACGACGATGGTCACACATACTGCTTTAGCTGTCAGAAGTACCGATCCGAGCACGACGGACAACCCAGACCAGAACCAGACGTATACTTAGCACCCAGCAAGCTATCGAACTGGTCTGAACGGGGCATCGCCAAAGTAGTTCAAGACTTCTATGGCGTTTCAGTAGGTCCAACCGTACCACCACGACCACCGGGAGAAACCGTAACCTTTCCATACTACACCGGCTCAGAACAAGTCGCCAGCAAGACCCGTAACCCAGACAAAACATTTATCACCCACGGATCTTTCAGAGACTGCGATCTGTTCGGTGCTCATACAATCCTGAAGTCCAGCAAGAACAAGTCCAGCGTAGCAGTACTAACCGAAGGCGAGTCCGACGCTCTGGCTACGTTCCAAATGATCAACCGTATCCCCGCTGGTGCCACCTCTGTCAACGACGGCTCCAGCAAGTCCCTGGTGCCCGTGTTCTCGATCAAGAGCGGAGCAGCGGGGGCAGAGCGCGACGTACGGAACAACCTTGAGCTGCTAGAAAGCTTCGAGCGCGTCTATATCATCTTCGACAACGATGTCCCAGGGCAGTCAGCGGCGGAGAACTCTGCTAGGCTGCTCAAGCCTGGTAAAGCGTTCATGGTTAAGCTAGAGCGGAAGGATGCGTGTGAATACCTGGCCAACGACGCGCAGATAGAATTTATGGCGCATGTCAAGGCCGCTCAGATCTACACCCCCAGTGGTATAGTCAACGGTGCCGACGCGTTCGAGAACCTCTGGGCAGACCAGAACCTACAGAGCTACCCGTTCCCCTGGCACGAACTGCACGAGCGAACCCTAGGCGTACGCGCCAGAGAGATCGTAACTTGGGCCGCTGGTACAGGCGTTGGTAAATCGTCTATCCTGCGCGAGCTACAGCACTACTACCTGAAAAGTACAAACATAAACATAGGCATCATTGCGCTGGAAGAGAGCGTAGACCGTACCAAGCGAGGCATCTTGGCCGTGGAGGCTAGTGACCGTCTGCACCTTAACGAAGTATTCAGCAAGTATTCCAAAGAACAGATACGGAAATACTTTGACGCTACTCTAGGATCAGGACGTGTTTACTTGTACGACCATTTTGGCTCTATGGATATGGACGACCTGCTCAGCCGGGTACGATATATGGTAGTAGGTCTAGGCTGTAAGATCATCTTCATCGATCACCTGAGCATCTTGGTCAGCGGCCTAGATGTATCAGACGAACGCAAGGCCATAGACCGGACCATGACGCTCCTGCGACAGCTCACAGAGGAGACGGGCTGTACCATACACTTGGTCACACACCTGCGCCGTACTCATTCAGACAAGAGCCATGAGTCTGGTGAAGAAATAAACCTTGGACATCTCCGAGGCTCTCATGGTATTGCTCAGATTAGTGACACCGTGATAGCGATGGAACGTAACATGCGCTCGGACGACCCGGTGGAGAGCAATACAACTTTGCTCCGGGTGCTAAAGTGTCGGTACACTGGCGACGTTGGCGAGGCCGGGAAGCTACTGTACGATAAACAGTCGGGCCGCATGGACGTACTATACGAGGAGTTTTAAGATGGCTAAGAAACACGCACAAGCTTTCCAAGCTAAGAAGCCTACGCGTCGCCGCAGTCGCAGACACCCGCAGGCACACATTAAGCGCTTGAACAAGAGACACCCAGATAAATACACCAACAAACAGAAGAGAGGACAATAATGCAAACGGTAAGTTACACTAAGGTCCACCTGCTAGATCATATGGGATCTGACCTTAGCGTAGTTAACGCAGCCAGAGTAAGTTTCGGTAAGACCAGCAAAAAGCTAAACCGGAAAGACAAAGCACTTATTAAATACCTAGCTGAGCATGAACACTGGAGCCCCTTTGCCCACTGTTTCCTCAGCTTCCGCATAGCTGCTCCAATTTTTGTAGCTAGGCAGCTTGGTAAGCACCAGGTAGGACTAGCGTGGAACGAGATCAGCCGCAGGTATGTAGACTTTGAGCCAGAGATCTACCAACCAGAGGGCTGGCGTAAACGAGCAGCTGAGAGCGTTAAGCAAGGCAGCTCGGACGAACTTGTAGAGTACCAAGACAGGGTTCACCATATGTACTACGACGCTGCTCGACACATGATGGACGCGTACTTAGCTATGCTTGACATGGGATGCTGCCCAGAGCAGGCACGAGCTATCCTGCCACAGAGCATGATGACCGAGTGGGTATGGAGCGGTTCTCTGTATGCCTTTGCGCGTGTCTTTAGCCTACGCCTGAAGCCCGATGCACAACGAGAGACACAGGAAGTAGTGCGCGAGATAAGTCACTGCTGCTCTGAGAAGTTTCCAGTCGCGTGGGCCGCGCTCCGTGATTGTTCTTGACCTTGAGGCGAACGGCCTAAAACCTACAAAGATCCACTGCGTCGTAGCTCTAGACACAGACGAGAAGCACATGCGCGTCTTTACAGAGCCTACGCACCTGCACGAGTTCTTGTCTGGTAAAGACGTGGTAGCTCACAATGGTATCAGCTACGACTTCCCTGTGCTAGACAAACTCTGGAACATCAGTGTCCCTATGCGTCACCAAGTAGACACCCTTGTCCTCAGTCGGCTAGCCAAGCCAGATCGGAAGGGAGGACACAGTCTACGAGCATGGGGCGAACACCTGGGCTTTAAGAAAGGCGACTACCAAGAGAGCTGGGACGAATACACCAGTGCTATGCTTGAGTACTGCAAGCGAGACGTGCTTGTCTGTGAGCGTTTGTATCACGTAGTCAAAGACGAGCTACACGGGTACAGCCAGAAAAGCATCGACGACGAACACTTGATGCAAAGGCTAGCGCACCACGTTGAAGAGAACGGTTTTTACTTCGACATAGACACAGCGGAGGAACTCTATAGCAAGATACGCGCCGAAGAGATCCAGATCGTTGACCACTTGCAAGAGGTATTTGACCCCACGGTAGTTCATCTGAAGACCAAGACAAAGATTATCCCCTTTAACCCAGCCAGTCGGAAGCAAATAGGAGAACGGCTTTTGGCACAGGGTTGGGAACCAAAGGAGTTTACCGAAACAGGACAACCCAAGGTCAACGAAACTGTCCTTGAGTCTATTGACATCCCCAGCGCAAAGCTGTTGGCTAAGTACTTCACTTTGCAAAAACGATCCGCTGCTCTGAAGTCGTGGATCAAAGCTACTGAGGAGGATAACCGTGTACGATGTCATTACCAAACGCTCGGTGCAGTCACCAACCGTATGTCCTGTTCTGGTCCTAACCTCCAACAAATTCCATCAGTTCGTAAACCACTGGGCAAGGAGTGCAGGGCGCTATGGAAAGCGCAACCGGGTAACGTTCTGCTCGACACAGATGCCGCTGGTCTGGAACTTCGCGTACTAGCGCACTACCTAGACGATCCAGACTTTACCCGCGAGATCCTGACCGGTGACGTACATACAGCTAACCAACGTATGGCTGGTCTGGACACGCGGGACCAAGCCAAGACATTTATCTATGCACTGCTCTACGGTGCTGGTGATGCAAAAATCGGCACAATTGTCAACGGTACGGCAAAAGACGGACGAGCACTGCGCGAACGTTTCTTTGCCAACATGCCAGCCTTTGAACGATTCAAGACTAAAGTGACTGAGAAGGGAGGAAAGACGCAAAAACTTAAAGCAATAGACGGACGTATACTTCATGTACGGACTGAACACGCCAGCGTAAACACCTTGATACAAGGTAGTTCTGCTGTACTGATGAAGCAGTGGTTTATGCAAACGGGCATGAACCTAAAAAAGAAAGCACCGGGTTGTGGAATAGTCGCAATGGTTCACGACGAACTTGTGATTGAATGTGACCCGAAACAGGTTGACATCGCTTCTGAGTGTGTTAAAATATCTCTATCGCTCGTGAACGAAATATACAAAATGCGATGCTCACTTGACTGTGATATACACTTAGGAAACAATTGGAGTGAAATACACTAATGGCTGATTCAATGAACTACCTTGAAGGTGGACTCAACTTTGCGTTCATTTTTGAAGACAAGAAAGACATGTTTGACCGTTACTCGGTTGCTCTCACACTTGAGGGCGATCAAGTTAAAGAGGCTGAGAAACTTGGTCTAAAGGTTAAACAAGATAACAACAAGTTCCACGGACTTCCGTATGTCCAGCTCAAGAGCAACTACCCTCCCAAGTTGTACGGGCTAGACGGAAAGAAGTACGATGGTCCGACGAGCCTTGCCAATGGGTCTCTGGGCAAAGTTCGTCTCACCCAACGTCCTTACAATAACAAGTTTGGACAGGGTATCACCACGTATATTGACGCGGTGAAGATCACTAAGGCAGTCGAGTATGTGTCTGCTGACTCTGGGTTCGAGGCTGGCGGTCCTAGTGGCGCAGACCTTGACGACGACGTTCCTTTTTGATCTAGCCTATGGGCCGTAAGAAAGAAATTGACTACGGTCACTGGGACGTTAGTCTGGTAGGCGAGTTCGATCCTGATAAACATTTCGGATTCGTCTACCGGATTACACGTAACGACAACGGTAAGTCGTACATAGGTTGTAAACACCTGTTCAAATACCAGAAGCGTAAGCGTATCAAAGCCAGCGAGTGGCGATACTACACTAGCAGCAGCAACTATTTAAATCCTGATATAAAAGAACTAGGTAAAGAAGCTTTTACATTCCAGATCCTGATGCTCTGTGATAACAAGCGTAACCTCTACTACAACGAGGCCAAGCTACAGATGGAACTAGGAGTTCTGGAAAGCGACAGCTACTACAATGCTAACGTCGGAGGCGTACGATTCTTCCGACCTGTTCGTAGCTACCTAACAGACGCATTGATCGAGCGCATGAGCGGTACAAATAATCCTGCGTACCGTGGCCCCTTCACTGTGTCTTATAATGATAATACAACCGAGTACGTGGAAGCGCAGACCATCCGAGACTGGTGCGCTGAACGTAACCTCGACCATCGTCGTCTCTACGAGTTGCGTAACGGTAAGCTTACAGAGTATAAAGAAATAGTAAAACTGGAGTATGATGATGAGCGAGAAGACAATCGACACCCTAGTGGATGACATCTACCACCTTTTAGACAACGGTAAATCTAAACCCAATCAAGAGTTCCTGTTCGGCATGGCTGCTGCAATCATGGACTCTGTGCGTAAGCAACTGTGGTTTAGTAGTCAGACAGACAAGCGTCCTGCGCTGCGTATGTCTAACATAGGTAAGCCGTGTAGTCGTGCTTTGTGGTACGAGATTACAGCTAAGGTAGACGGTGAGCCTTACACCCCACAGACACGCCTTAAGTTTATGTTTGGTGACATAGCCGAGGCATTGATCCTGTACTTGGCTAAGGAAGCTGGACACGCTGTAGAAGAGCAGCAAAAAGAAATTGAGATCGACGGCATCAAGGGACACTTGGACGCTGTGATCGACGGTGAATTGGTTGATGTAAAGAGCGCGTCTGCCTACGGTATGCGTAAGTTCAAGGAAGCTACGCTGCCCAACGATGACCCCTTTGGCTACATTAGCCAGATCAGTGGCTATGCTAATGCACTGGGTAAATCAAGTGGTACCTTCCTTGCCTTCGACAAGTCCAGTGGTGAGCTGGCAACATATACACACCATGATTTAGAGAATACCTCAGAGCGTATCGCCAGCGTCTCTGCGGATATGGCGCGTACGGAGCCACCTGACCGTGCATTTGAAACCGTACTGGACCGGAAAGATAAACGTCAGAAGCTAGGTATCAACTGTTCCTATTGTTCCTATAAGGAAACATGCTGGGCAGACGAAGGTATGGAGCTAAAGTTTAGATCTGGGAGGCCAGTGTTTTTTATAGGCGAAGCACCTGAAACTGACGAAGAAGACTACGGGACATTTTAATATGGATAACTACCTACCT